GACGTGATATGGGTCGTTACTCGGCAGGTCATGTATGCGCTGGTGCGGGAACAACAGTACGACCGATGTTTGGCATCCTCAATACGGCTGCTGTAGCGGCCAAGATTCGCACGATTGAGGTGACCAACACGACAGCGACGGCGATGCAGTTCGAGGTCGTTCAGTTCACTGGTGGCACTGCCGGTTCGACAGTCACGGCATTCCCGACTGACTTGGGCATCCTGGCTACTCCGACGTGTCTCGCCAAGCAACTATGGACGGCGGATGCCACGGTTGTGAAGACAGGACATGGGGGGCAATTGGCGGCGGCTATCGGCGCTGGCGTCATCCTCCCGTTTGGTGACAACGGCTTACGTGCAGCATTAGGGTCCACGCTAGGTATCGGCATCGTTCCAATCGGAACAGGTCAGATATGCCACGTCTTTATCGAGTGGGATGAGTAGACCATGGTGTTCCCGGTCGTTCAAGCAACGAACGAATCGAGCACGAATACCGCAGGTACAAGCCATGTAGTGAGTTTGCCCGCTGGGATCGGGTTGTCTGACATGGTGCTGATCCTGATGGACATTGGCTCGACGGCGGCGACACTCAACGCACTTACAGATTGGACCGAACTGCTTGACGAGAACTCGGCCAATGGGTTGAAGATTCTTCAGTACACTGGGACTGGCATTCCCTCTAATCCGACGTTCACATCATCTGCCTCGACACGTGACGCATCTATATCACTTCGGATCGGTGGTGCCGATAAGACGATCACGCCTCAGATAACTACGACTGGTACTGGAACATCGTCAACCCCTAGTCCAGCGCCATCAGCTACGCCTCCAAGTACTAAGGACTATCTGTTCATTGCGTTCTTCGGAATGGCGGGCGAGGAAGCTGACGACGACACTTGGGCCAACACGCCACCGAACAGCTATCTGCCATCACCTCCGTTGCAGAAGTCATGCGGCACGGCTGGTGTGAACCTTGGTGGTCTAATCGCTGCTGCCTATCGCCAGTTGAATACGGGGGTGTTTCAGAGTCCAGGGGCGTTCGGGGTCGATGTATCGGCAGCGTGGCGTTCTCAGACGATCATCGTTCATCCGGCCAATGATTCATTCTTACTGATGCCGCCCATGCTTCCATCGAGCCGCTGATGGTGCTCTACAGATTTCCCGCATACACATGGCCAAGGACGTTGCCGCCGATCGGTCTGCTCATCGGGCCGGTCGCTGCACCGTCTACTGGCGATCAAACATGGACGGGTAACTCACTTTCCATGGTCGTTACGGCGACCTCTGCGGCATTCGTTCCAGGTGCACGAACTTGGACAGGCAACTCGCTATCTATGGTCGTTACCAAAACGGCCTCGAACTGGGTGGCAGTTGCAACTTGGTCCGGTAACTCACTGAGTGCTCTAGTCACGGCGACATCGGCATCATTTATCCCAGGCGCACGAACTTGGTCTGGAAACTCGCTTTCGGCGCTTGTAACAGCGACATCGTCGAGCTTTACACCAGGGGCTGTTACTTGGACGGGGAACTCCCTAAGTGCGGTGGTAACACCGACCTCGGGTAGTTTTACTAGTGTTTTTGTCTGGGTTGGAAATACACTGAGTGCTCAAGTCAGTCTGAGCTCAGGAAGTTTCGTCCCCGGTACCGGAAGTTGGGCTGGTAACTCGCTTAGTGCAGTTGCCACGCCCACTTCTGGGAACTTTACATCAGTTGCGACATGGACGGGCAACTTGCTTTCTGCAGTAATGACGGCGACGTCAGCTGCTTTTGTGCCGGGGACGAGGACATGGACTGGAACCTCTCTCTCGGTTGTGGTCACCGGGACTTCTAGCCCCTTCGTCCCTGGCACTCTATCTTGGGTTGGCAATAGTCTTTCAGTCTTGGTGACTGAGACGACTGGGAGCTTTACCCCGGGGTCAGTAACATGGATTGGCAATACTCTATCCATGACGATTACCCTAGCGAATGGAAACTGGGGTCAAGCGGGTGGGCCTCAGACCTGGAATGGTAATGCTGGTGCGATACTAGCAACATTCAGTTCTGGGTCGTTTACAGCGGGTGAGATAACCTGGTCAGGCAACTCAGCAGCTGCGTTCATTGCTTTGACTTCAGGGTCGTTCACTGCATCGACATCATGGACCGGTAATGTTGGTCAGGTGTCGATTACACTCATCTCCGGTAACTTTGTCGCAGATGGTGCACCGCTGAGTTGGACGGGAAGTACGACATCAGCGACATTCACACTAACGTCTGGAACCTGGAGTAGTGATCAGGATTGGACCGGAGATTCGGTTTCAATCACATTCGTTCTTACGAGTGGTGATTTCACTCAGCCGAGAGTGGCTGGTAGGATTTACTTCACGGTACAAGCTCCATATATCCAGTTCACCGCCGATGCACCAGACGTGGAATACGTTACTGATGTCAATGGCAGGATAACATTCGTCGTCGAGGCACCTTATATCACATTCGTGGCTGAGGTGCCGAGCATAGAATACTCGGTGCTATGACAGTCGCAACGAAAGTGCTAGGTCCCTTCGAGGTTGGTCAGCAACCAACCATTACCGCACATCTGATCGACATCTCAGGTGGTACTGCAGTTGCTACTGGTACCCACTGGATTGTTCAGGACCCGGATGACAATGAGGTCGAGTTCACAAGCCCAGACCCTGCGATCGCAGAGGTGGATGACAACATCTGGACTCTGTTGATGCCGGTGATCACGATGGATGGGTTGTACTGGGTGACCTGTGAGGCGATCGGACCACTAGTTGCCACTCATCGACAGCGAGTTGGTGTGGTCCAAGTTCCTTAGGAGGACTCATGGCAGACAGAGACGACAAGGGAACAGAAGAGTTTTCTGGAGTGACGAGGGATAATACAATCCTCGCCAAGCCGCCAGGGTCGATTCCAACCCCCTGGGAACAACTGAGGTTGATGCATCTGACGGGTGAGCCGATGGATGTTATATCGAAGCCTAATCGGAGGATCTGGTTGGGCCAGGAATAGGAGAACAATGCCCGTACTAAACGCATCACTACCCGGTTTGGATGGTGGAGTCCTGAGAAAGGATGTCTACTTCGCCCAAACTGGGTACGAGCCTCACGACGGGCAGAGACAGGTTCACTACGATCCCCACAGGCACCGGGCGCTGAGTAATGGCCGACGGTGGGGCAAGACGCTACTTGGTGGAAAAGAAGTAGAACCTTGCGCCTTCGTTCGTAACAGACGAGGGGAAGTACAACGAGGCTGGATCATTGGTCCCAACTACCTGGACTGCGAGAAGGAGTTTCGCGTAGTCTACGACTCGTTCAAGGCACTGGGTATTGACACCGTCTCTACCAAGTTTCTTCGGAACGTGGAAAACGGTAGCATGCACATCGTCACCAACTGGGGTTTCGACCTTGAGTGCCGATCTGCTCAACACCCTGAAAGCCTAGTAGGTGAGGGTCTCGACTTTGTAGTTTGTGCTGAGGCAGGTCGCCTCCGCCGGTCTACCTTCACTGAATATGTCCGCCCTGCGCTCTCAGACAAGCGGGGCTGGTCATTGATGACCGGGGTGCCAGAGATTGCTGCTGATACCAGTCTACTCTACTGGGCCTGGAAGCGAGGGCTCGAACATGAGACAAAGCCATGGCGTTCTTGGAGAATGCCGAGTTGGACGAATACCATCGTCTTCCCAGGGGGTCGTAATGATCCGGAAATCCTGGAAGCCGAAGATGACCTGACAGAAGATGAGTTCCGACGCCAGTATGGCGGGGAGTTCGTCGACAAGGTCGGTAGAGTCATGAAGGAGTGGGACGACGAAATCCACCTCAAGCGGATCAAGTTCAACCCCGATTGGCCGCTGTATGCGGCAGTGGACTATGGCTTTACCAATTGGTTCGTCTGGTTATGGATTCAGGTGGACCCCTTCCAGAACGTTTACGTTCTTGGAGAGCACTACATCAAGGAGATGGATACCGAGCGCATTGCTAAGGAGGTGCTGAAGAATCACCCCTGGATTGGGCAGTGCTTGATGTTCTACCCCGATCCACACAACCCCGATGATTCGAGGATTCTTAGTCGACATCTGGGTATCCCATTCGCCAGCAATACGGGCGGAGAAATCACTACTCGGAATGCCATGATTCGTACGAGGTTGAAGCCTCGACCGGAGCATGCACCACCTGAGGAGCAACAAGCGCAGATTGTGTTCGACAAGGACCGCTGTACTCACCTTGCATGGGAAATGCGAGAGGGTTATCGCTGGCCGGAGCACAAGAACGAAGCGAAGAACAACACCGAGATTCCGATGGATAAGGACAACCATGGACCCGAGGCGTTGAGTCGATTCATCTACGGTTACTTCGACATCACAGAGACTGAGAAGCCGTTGAGCCGCCAGAGTAGAGCGAGGATCAAGCGCTAATGGCACTAGACGTGGTAACACCATACAGTACTCTTGGGCCGGAGTACCTGCAGAACTTGCCCGACTGGTTGCCCAACGAGCAGGATCAGCAGCGACTGCGGTCCTACACGGTTTACGAGGCAATGTACTGGAACGTAGAGGATACGTTCGAGCTCATCCGTCGTGATGAGGATGGAGCTGACCTTTACATCCCTCGTCCGAAGACGATCGTCGACATCACTGCTCACTACCTGCTCAAGGGCATGCACGTGGGTACAAAGGAGCCTGCCAAGAACGCGGAGCTCGAGAGTTTCCTCGATGCGTTCATGAAGAGGGAGAGGTTCTACAGCCGGTTCCAGGTTGCGAAGTTGGCGGGGGTTACTCGAGGGGACTGGATCTTCCACATCACTGCTGATCCGAATGCCCCGGAGGGGTCTCGGTTGTCGATGACGACGGTTGACCCAGCTTTGTACTTTCCGGAGTTTGACTCCGACGACATCACAAAGAGGACCGGTGCAAAACTCATCGAGCCTATGGTTCATCCAGACGACCCTGACAAGATGGTGGTTCACGTACTGCACTACTGGTATGAGCTCGACGAGGAGACCAAGACCCGTAAGGACCAGTTGGTGTGGAGGGAAGAAACCCTCTGGGAGACAGATAACTGGAGCGATCCGAAGAAGGCAACGAAGGTAAAGCAGATCATTGCTCCTTCGACCTTGCCCACTGACATCACTCAGATTCCGTTGTACCACTTCAAGAACGCGGATTGGGATGGATATGAGTTTGGCAACTCAGAACTGAAGGGCTATGAGCGCATCTTCAAGGGCATCAACCAGACTATGTCGGACACTGAGATCGCCTTGGCTTTGGTGGGTCTTGGGGTATATGCTACTGATGCTGGTCGTCCGAGAAAGGCCGACGGCACCGAAGGCGACTGGGTCGTTGTACCGGGAACTGTCTGGGAAATGCCGGGCGCTACTATGGTCAAGCGGTTGGAGGGAATCTCCTCGGTCACGCCCGTCCTCGACTTCGTGGGATATTTGGATGACTCAGTTTTCCAATCCTCAGGAACCACCGATGTAGCACTCGGTAAGATTGATGTTGCGGTGGCAGAGTCAGGGATTGCTTTAGCTATCAAGTTCATGCCGACATTGGCAAAGATCGAGTACCGTGACACAGCAGGTGTGGAAGTACTCACTCAGATGTGGTACGACTGGAAGTTCTGGGTCAAGGCCTACGAGAACCAGGATTTCACTGAGACTGAGTTGGTCATCACCCTCGGTGAAAAACTACCTGCCAACAGGGCAAAAATCTTCGAAGAACTGAACAACATGAAGGATCGCAAGGTCATTTCGGCGAAGTTCTATCGTAGTGAGATTGAGCGACGACTCGACTACGTTTTCCCAACAGACGAAGACCAGCAGATCATCCAAGAACAGATCGATCTTCAACGCGCAGTCGCAGAAGTTGCAGCAGAGTTTGCTCCCACACAGGAGGATGGCAATGGCCAAGATACCAGGAACCAAGGCCCAGGCGGGCGCAAAGTCGGTGCCGGGGACACGAAAACTCGGCAAGACAGGTCCCGGTCGAACAATCGGGGTCGCACGAACGAAAGTAATGGGACGGAAGTCAAGTAGCGGAAACGTTACGCTTGGCACCGGCCTGTAAGATCGAGGTGGTCATAAGGACCATCTAGAACCGGGCGAGAGGCCCACGAAAGGAATACGCGTGACGCGTAGTAAGGACTTGCCAAAGTGCCTGCAAAACCTCATCATTCGGGGTTCTGCCGACGACGACGAACAAGGCGAATCGGAAGAGGAATCTTCAGATGACGATGACGACGACGACGGTGAGGACAAGGAGGGGGAGCAGGACAAGGACAAGGCCGAGGACACGACGGCTCTGAAGTCGGCCCTGGTCAAAGAACGACGTGCTCGAAAGAACAATGAGCGTGAGCTCAAGAAGCTCAAGGCACTCGTCGATGCTCAGGGTGACAAGGAGAAGTCGGAATCGGACAAGGCCAAGGAGACAGCCTCTGCGGCAGAGTCCAAGGCACAGAAGCTTGCGATTCGACTCAAGGATAGCGCAATCGACAACGCTGTTCTCAAGGCGGCTCAAAAGCTTCGGTTCCGGGACACAGACGACGCCCTCAAGTTGATCGACCGCAGTGATATCGACGTCGAACAAGATGATGACGATCCCACTGTGATCGAACTGGACGAGGGCAGCGTCGAAACTGCCCTTCAAGCCCTTGCCAAGGCAAAGCCTCATCTCATACTGGCCGAAGGTCAGGAGGACAAGTCTGGCTCGAAGTTCGGAGGTAGTCGCAAGTCCCCAGAAAAACTGCAGGACGAGAAGTTGATGACGGATTACCCCGCTCTGAGACAGAATCGCCCTGTAGCCCATTCCTAGCACAGAAAGGGATAACCGACAGAGATGTCACGCATCGACAAGACCGAACCCAATGTTGGTTCGTTCCGTGCGCCTCTCAATGCCGATTTGACTGGTGGTGCCGCACCCCTTGGTGTGGGTATCAACAGCAGCGGACGAGTAGTCGTCGGAGCTGGCCAAACGGGCGTGGTCGGTGTCATCGTCTCACCATACGACAAGAAGGCAGGGGACATCATCAGTGTTCTCCACCTTGGACAACTCGTCGAGTTTGGTGGGGCGGCCGGCACTGTCTACACGGCCAACACAACCACGGGGGTGATCAGCAATACAGCAAAGTCTGCCACACAACATGTCGTGGGCTTTACTGTCGAGGCTGATCGCCTCATCCTCAGCACCGGCGTCTTGCCGTTCATCGGAACGTAAGGGAGGGAAGCAACATGACCATCACAATGCAACGTGACCGTGGGCTGACCTTTCGAGACCTCCTGAACATCCAGGACTTCGGCCCAATCGACGAATCGGGTGGCTTTACGGAGCTGCTCGATACCCCCATCGCTGCCTTTGCCGGAGCGGCCCAGGGGTTCAACG